ATTTTGGTAAGCATATTGTAGGACTATCAGAAGAACTTGCTAAGTTACGCAAGTTTAAGAACTACATGGGTCGTTCCGCTGTAATGGCAGAAAGCCTTGCAGATTATATGGATGTTGTAAAAGAAAGAGTTGCTACTGTTAAAAAGACAATCGAATCTCTCCAGAAAAAGTCTTTTTATTCAGAAGCATTTGAATCTTTTGAAGCACCAGTACTAGAAGAAGTTCCAGCCGACGTTGCTGAAAATTGGATTGACGAATTAACTATTCGTCAGTTTAACGAAGAACTCAAAGATGTATTCCCTTACATATACAAACTAGTAAGCGAAGCAACAAAGGCACGTGAGTTAGGACCTTTAGATTTAGAAGGTTACAGTGTTTACGAAGGCGAAGATAAAAAGTGCTCTTGCTGCGGAGATACACCTTGCTCATGTGACGAATCTTGTCCAGAATGTGGCGGCAAGGGAATGTATGAAGCAACAATAAAAGAATCAGATTGTCCATGTTGTGACGGTGGCAGAGGAACTTGCTCGCATGGAAAAGAAGTATGTGGTACCTGTGGGGGCTCTGGCAAAGTTCGAGAATCTGTTTATGACGAGGAACTAGAACAAGGCTTTGAAGAAATGATGGGCCAGTTTGCCGAAGGCGGTGAGTGCTATTACTGTAACGGTGACGACCCTGATTGTGAACATTGTGAAGGTTCTGGCTACGTAAAAGATATGGACGAAGGGTTTGATCCAGATGAGTTTGAAGGCGAGTTTGACTATGATGCAGTTGGCGACGACGGTGAAGAAGATTCAGCAACAGTAACATACAAGGCTAACATTGACGACATGGGAAGACCAGTTGTTGATCCTAAATCAATTAAAGTACACGCTTCAGGTAACAATCCAAGTAGCAAATTAGGCTATGATGTTGACAGCGACACTGAAATGCAAGATATGAAAGAACTCCTACAAATGGCACAAGAAGATGCAGATGAAATGTGGGATTCAAGAGACAACAAGTATGCTCATGGCGAAGGCGAAAAGAAAGATCACGACGATGACGGCGATATTGACTCAGACGATTACATGAAAGCAAAAGACATTGCTATTAAGAAAGCAATGGGCAAAGATAAAAAAGAGAAAAAGACACCACTAGGCGAATTTATACTAAGTCACTTTGATAAAGAAACTGGAGAGTTTCCAAAGGGCGAAACAGCAGTATTAACTATGATCGAAAAAGATTATGGTGACAAGTTCATTGAACCAGCAAAGCAGTTCATTGAAAGAATCTACCAAACTTGTGAAGAATTTGAAATGGCTCAAAATCCACAACAAATCGAAACAGATAGAGAGTTTGATAGAATGCGAGAATTAGCAGGTTTACGTTAATTCAAAAAAAGTCAAGAAAAACACTTGACTTTATAAATATATGAGTGTAGTATAATACTGTGCTACACTTATTTAGGCACAAAGACATAGGCATATTATAGGAGGCAAAACTATGGCATCTTTAGCAGAAATCAGAGCAAAACTGAAAGAACAAGAATCACGCACAGGTGGTTCGAATCAAAGCACCGGCGGGGACAACGCAATTTACCCATTTTGGAACATGAAAGAAGGCGAGAGTTCTACTCTACGTTTCCTTCCTGATGGGGATGAAAACAACACTTTCTTCTGGCAAGAACGTTTGATGATCAAACTTCCATTTGCTGGTGTGAAAGGTGAAACTGACTCTCGTCCAGTTCAAGTACAAGTACCATGTATGGAAATGTATGGCGAAACTTGTCCAATCTTGAGCGAAGTACGTGGTTGGTTTAAAGATCCTTCACTAGAAGATATGGGTCGTAAGTATTGGAAAAAGCGTTCATACATTTTCCAAGGATTTGTGACTGATAATCCTTTAGGCGAAGATACAACTCCAGAGAATCCTATTCGTAGGTTTATTATTGGTCCACAGATTTTCCAAATCATTAAGGCCGCATTAATGGACCCCGATATGGAAGAACTGCCAACAGATTACACAGCAGGTGTAGATTTCCGTCTTAACAAAACTTCAAAAGGCGGTTATGCAGATTATTCAACATCTAACTGGGCTCGTAGAGAGCGTCCATTAACAGATGCTGAAATGAATGCAGTTAATACACACGGCTTGTTTAATATGTCAGATTTCCTTCCTAAAAAGCCAACTGAGGTTGAAGTGAAGGTCATTAAAGAAATGTTTGAAGCATCAGTAGACGGAGAAGCATATGACATGGAGAAATTCGGTCAGTACTTCCGTCCAGCAGGCATGGCTCAGCGTACAGGTGATCCTAATACGCCAGCAGCAACTACACCTGCACCAAAAGCAGAGGCAGCACCTGCTCCAGTAGCAGAGGCAGCACCAGAAGCAACTCCAGCACCAGCGGCTGAAGCGGCTCCTGCTTCAAGTGGTGGCGATGCAAACGACATTCTTGCAATGATTAGAGCACGTCAAGGACAGTAAAACAATATGGCAGCTATTAACGAAACCGAAGCAGAGATTCACGGTTTACCTGTCAACGCTTCAAAAGTTAATAGTTGCCACGCTTTTTAGATTAGGAGAATATTATGGCGACAAAAGCATTCGATCCCTCAAAGTTTAGAACAACTTTGACAAAATCAATTCAAGGCATGAGTTCTGGTTTCAATGATCCGACTGATTGGATTTCGACTGGAAACTATGCACTAAACTATCTTATTAGTGGTGACTTTAACAAAGGTGTTCCGCTAGGTAAGGTAACTGTATTTGCTGGTGAGTCTGGCTCAGGCAAATCATATTTCTGTGCCGGTAACATAGTTAAACACGCTCAAGACCAAGGTATCTTTGTAGTGTTGATTGACTCAGAAAACGCACTAGACGAAGAATGGTTACAGCGTCTTGACGTTGATACTTCTGAAGATAAACTTCTCAAGTTGAATATGTCAATGATTGACGATGTAGCAAAAACTATTTCAACATTCATGAAAGACTACAAAGAAATGGCGGACGAAGAACGTCCTAAAGTATTGTTTGTGGTCGACTCACTAGGTATGTTGTTAACCCCAACTGATGTTGATCAGTTTGACAAGGGTGACTTAAAAGGTGATATGGGCCGTAAGCCTAAAGCACTAACAGCACTTGTACGTAACTCAGTCAATATGTTTGGGTCGCACAACGTAGGCTTAGTGTGTACAAACCATACTTATGCTTCACAGGATATGTTTGATCCAGATGATAAAATAAGTGGCGGACAGGGCTTTATATACGCTTCTAGCATAGTTGTAGCAATGAAGAAGCTCAAGCTCAAAGAAGATCTAGATGGTAAGAAAACATCAGATGTCCACGGTATTAGAGCCGCTTGTAAAGTAATGAAAACACGTTACGCTAAACCTTTCGAAGGTGTACAAGTTAAGATTCCATATGAAACAGGTATGAATCCTTATTCAGGACTTGTAGAACTTTTTGAAAAGAAAGACGTAATTGTACAACAAGGTAATAGACTGAAGTATATTGACAGCAACGGCGAAGAACATCTTGCGTATCGTAAAGATTGGGACGGCGAAATGTTAGATATGGTAATGTCTGATTATGAACAAAAATTACTCAACGAGGTAAATATCGATATGGCATCTGATGAAGATGTTGTAGAATTACAAGAACCAGTTGAGGAATAAATTAATGGACGAAAGTCAGATTGTTGATATTTGGAACCTATTTAAAAATTACATTGACAAGAAGCAAGGCGTAATGGTCTCTGAAAATTTTGTAGATTTGTTAGTCGATTATGGCGTAGACGATCAAACATTAGAATCTTGTATAGGCAATGATGCACTATTAGATCATGCTATTATGTATTATTTAGATATGGAAACAGATTTAGACGACGACGATTTTGACGAGGAGTATTAATGGGATGGTATAGCGAAATATCAAGAGATATTTCTAAGATTCCGACTGCTGTTGCACACTATGAAGCTGAGTTAGTTGAAGCAAGAAAAGAAGTAAAGTTACACGGCAACGTAGAAAGAGCGGCGGCAGAAATGCCTGGCATAGTCGAGCATCGCTTTAATCAACTTCAAGAAATTGAAGCAATTCTAAATTATCTTAATATTGAGCTACGTAGATTGCGTAGCTCATATTTTAAAAAATATCTTGAAAACTATCAACGAGCGTTATCTAGTCGTGACGTAGAAAAATATGTTGACGG